GAGATACATGATGCCATTGAGCAGCATCGTTTTACTGTGGTGGTTGCCCATCGTCGTATGGGAAAGACTGTTAGCGCAATCAACCACCTTATCAAAGCAGCGATAGAGTGCGACAAGCCTAACCCAAGGTTTGCATATATTGCACCTACGTATAGCCAAGCCAAGCGGGTAGCATGGGATTACCTGCTCGAGTACACAAGACCGCTAGGAGCTACGGCTAACATTGCCGAGCTTAGGGTTGACTTCTGGGGTAGGCGCATAAGCCTGTACGGCTCAGACAATGCAGACTCATTACGAGGCCAGTACTTTGATGGTGTGGTGCTTGATGAGATCGGTGACCAAAACCCAAAGATATGGAATGAGATTGTTCGCCCTGCTCTAGCTGACCGGCTAGGGTGGGCTTCATTCATAGGTACGCCTAAAGGGGCTAATCACTTCCGAGATCTAGCGGATAGAGCTAAGGAAACCGATGGTTGGGCTTACCTAGAGTTTAAGGCTAGCGAAACAAAAATTCTGCCGCAGTCTGAGCTTAAAGCAGCCCAGCTTGAGATGGGTGAAGACAAGTATCGGCAAGAGTTCGAATGTGACTTTAATTCTGCCGTGGAAGGGAGCTATTTTGGGAAACTTATTAACGATCTTGAGAAACTTGGTCATATTAGCGATTTTCCTCGTGATGACTTGTGTCGCTCTTTTGCTGCTTGGGATCTTGGAATGGGTGATAGCACTACTATCTGGATTGCTCAACTGGCTGGAAAAGAAATTAGATTACTGGACTGCATCGAAAATCACGGGCAAGGATTAGACTGGTACGTCAACTGGCTGAGGGATAACAAGTATGAACAGTTTAACCAAATCCTTCCGCATGACGTACAAGTACGGGAACTTGGCACAGGTAAATCGCGTAAGGAAGTGCTTGAGGAGGCTGGGCTATCGATTACGGTTTGTCCGCGTCTATCTGTGGCTGATGGCATACAAGCGGTCAGAAGACTTATTCCCCGGTGCTGGTTTCATCCCAAGACGAAGAATGGGCTTAATGCGCTGAGGAACTACCGTCGGGAGCATGACGAAAAGCGCAATGTTTTCTATGAGAAACCTTTACACGACTGGTCTAGCCATTACGCTGATGCCTTCAGATACCTTGCAATAGGGCTTGACGAGAGCGATAGTTCGTGGTCAACAACATTGCCAATTAAGACAAATTGGATTGTATAATAGGCAAAATTTCCGTTAAGGATTTGCTATGAAGATGGATGAAGGTCAGATCAAGGGCATTCTTGAGAACGAAATCGACAATGCCATCGGTTATATTGAGACAGAGACTACCGAGCTACGGCGCAAGGCTCTGGACTATTACTTACGTAATCCTTACGGCAATGAGGTAGAAGGCCGTAGCCAGATCGTAACTGGCGAGGTAGCTGAGGCTATCGATGGTGCGCTGCCACAACTTATCCGAGTCTTTACGACAACTGAGGATATTGTCTACTTTGAGCCTACTCGTCCAGAGGATGAGGAATCGGCTAAACAAGCCACTGACTACTGTAACTGGGTGTTCTATCGTGAGAACGATGGTCTATTGATTCTGCACAACTGGTTCAAAGATGCCTTGATGCAGAAGGTTGGCGTTGTCAAAGCGTACTGGGAAGAAAAGGAAGACGTTAAGACTGAGAAGTACGAGAACCTGAGCGAAGATGAACTGGCTATGCTCTTGTCTGATCCCGGCATTGAGGTGGTTGAGCAGGAAGTCGAGTTCATGGATGGCGGCATGGATATGATGGGTATGCCGATTCAGATCCCTAAGTTTGAAGTCAAGATTAAGAAGTCTAAGGAATACGGCTGCGTAAAGATTGAGAACGTACCGCCGGAAGAATTCCTAATTAGCAAGTCGGCAAGAACTATTGAGGATAGCCCGTTTGTGGCTCATCGTCGCTTGATGACTCGTAGCGAGTTGATTGCTATGGGCTTTAAGAAGAAGGTAGTTGAGGGCTTGCCTTCTTACGATGACTTGCAGTTTACGCCTGAGCGAGTAGCAAGGTTCTCTCAGGGTGAGCAGCCAGACGAGAACATCAGCCTAGATCCTGCAATGCAGGTCATCGAGGTATACGAGTGCTATATCTACATTGACGTTAACGGTGACGGTATCGCTGAGTTGCGTAAGATTCTGTACGCTGGCAGCGAGATTCTGGACGATGAGGAATGCGATGTAATCCCGTTCCATAGCCTGTGTCCTATTCCAATTCCGCATAAGTTCTTTGGTCAGTCGCTAGCTGATCGGACGATGGACATCCAGCTTATCAAGTCTACGGTTACCCGTCAGATGCTCGATAACCTGTACTTGACTAACAATGCTCGTCTTGGTGTAGTGGATGGTCAGGTCAATCTGGATGATGCGCTTAATGCGACACCGGGTGGCATAGTTCGGATGAAGCAAGCTGGCGCTGTTATGCCGATTGAGGTTCCGTCTGTTACGGCTCAGGCATTCCCGATGCTGGAGTACATGGATCAGGTTCAGGCTAAGCGTACAGGTGTTAGCGACTCGCAACAAGGTCTTGATCCTGATGTGCTCAATAACGTGAGTGCTACGGCTATTGCTGCGATGATGAAGTCTAACTCTGGCAAGCTGGAGTTGATTGCTCGTATCTTTGCTGAGACTGGCGTTAAATCGCTGTTTAGAGGCATTTTGCACCTGCTTGGCAAGTATCAGGATGAGGCCAAGATTGTCCGTATGCGTGGCAAGTTTGTGACTTTTGACCCTCGGACATGGGCTAACGAGTACGACGTATCGGTTAATGTTGGTCTGGGTTCAGGTGACCGTGAGCAGAAGCTAGCCATGCTGAATATGATTAGCCAGAAGCAGGAGCAGATTATTCAGGCTTATGGCCCATCGAATCCATTGGTTAGTGTGGCTCAGTACCGTGACACCTTGGCTCGTATGATTGAGGCTGCTGGCTTTAAGGATGCGTCTGTATTCCTTAACGAGATTAGTCCTGAGCAGAATGCTGCATTGTCTCAGCCACAGCCACCAACACCAGATGCACAGGCAGAAGTGGCTCAGATGCTAATGCAGGTAGAGCGTGAGAAGACACAAGCCAAGTCGCAAATTGATGCGGCTAAGTTGGATCTGGAGCGTCAGACATTGGAGGCAGAATATACCCGTAAAGGTATAGAACTCCAGATGAAGCAGCAGAACGATGCGGCAGATATGCGTCTAAGGGAAGCAGAACTTGCGGTGAAGCAGCTTCAGGCGATTCTAGCTATGGACATTGCTGATGAGGAATCCCGTAACAAGCAAGCCGATATTGTCTTAAAGGCAATACGCGAGCTTGGCAATCTGAATAAGGTTATGTAATGGATAAATCAGCATGGGCTGAACATATGCTACGAGACGAGTGGTTCCAAGAGATGATGCAGGAACTACGCTCGGTAGAGATTAACAAGTTTGCAATGAGCGATATGAACGATAAAGAAGTACGTGAGAACGCTTATATGCAGCTTAGGGCATTGGAATTGATAGAGACTTACTTAGAGGGACTCGTTTCTCAGAAGCTCATAGATGAGAAGCGGTTAAAGATTTTGTAACCCGAATCGGGCGGTTCCCGATATAATTTAGGAAAGATATATGAGCGATACTCAAGGCACGACTCCCGAATCGGGAAATGCGGAGTTAACTGTAGGTGGTGCAGCTAACGCTATTTTGGGTCTTATGGGCAGTGACGAGGGCTCCGAACCGGAACAACCTGAAGCACAGACCGAAGCCAACGATAGCGAGGCCGAATCTGATGAGACTGAAGCATCTTATGATGAATCAGACGAGTCAGAGGTAGAACAAGATGATGAAAGTGATGAGCAAGAGGAGCCTCCGAAATACCGGGTTAAAGCCGCTGGTGAGGAACGTGAGGTAACCCTAGACGAGCTAATCAAGTCTTATCAACTTGGCACAGACTATACAAAGAAATCGCAAGCCGTAGCTGAGGAACGCAAGGCGGTTGAAGCAGAGCGCCAGCGTATCGATGAAGCTAGACAACTTCGAGATCAGTATGCGGACAGGTTGCAGGTTATAGAGCAGATGCTCAACCAGCAGCCGCAAGAGGAGAATCTGGATTACCTTAAAGAGAATGACCCGATTGGGTACGCTGTTAAGGTTGCAGAACTCTCTCAGCGGGAAAAGCAATTATCTCAAGTTCAGGCCGAGCGACAGCGAATTGCACAGCAGCAGCAGATGGAGCGCCAAGAGGAGTTAGGCAAGGTTGTACAGGCCGAAGCTCGTAAGCTAGCAGAGGCGATTCCTGAGTATGCTGATCCGCAGAAGGGTGAAACAATCAGGCAGCAGCTACGGGAGTTTGGCTTAAAGGCTGGTTTCTCTGATGGTGAATTAGCGAATGTTTATGATTCGCGGGCAGTTCTGACGCTATACAAGGCAATGCAGTACGACAAGTTACAGTCTGCAAAGCCGGGCATAACGAAGAAGGTTAGTGAAGCTCCGAAGGTAATTAAGTCGGGTGTTTCTCAGCCTCGTGATAGCCAGAGCGAGGAATTGCGTAAGTTAAAGGCGCGAGCAAAGCAATCCGGAAGGGTCGCTGATGCCGCAAGAGCATTTGAGAAATTCTTATAGGAGTAGTTAATCATGGCAACATTTACCGCACACAGCGCTATTGGTCAGCGCGAAGATTTGACCGACATCATCTATGACATCTCGCCAACTGAGACACCTTTCATGTCTTCTATTGGCAAGACTAAAGCTACTGCTGTTTACCACGAGTGGCAGACTGACTCGCTGGCTGCTGCTACCACTGCTAACGCTGCTGTTGAAGGCGCTGATGCAAGCTCCGCAACCCTGTCTCCTACCGTTCGTCTGGGTAACTACACACAGATCGTTCAGAAGA